CTCTCGAACACGCATCCACAGAAATGGGAACGAGGCTCATTCGCATGAAAGGGGCCCCCAGGTTGACCAATCACAAGGCCGAAGTAACCGGAGCCAAGACAAAGAATCCGGGACGGTTTAAGGACAGAAAAATCCCGAAACGCACGCGGCCTATTGGCGATCCATACGAAAGCATGACCAAAGAGCAGAAAACCGCTTGGAGGGAATACGTCAAGGAAATGCCATGGCTTCACTCAGCACATAGGCAGCTCTTGAGATTGGCTTGCATGTGGTCAGCGAAACTGGAAACAGATTCAGAATTTGGCGTTTCAGCAACAAAAGCGCTGAGTTCTTTGCTTTCAAAGCTTGGCGCGACCCCGACCGATGAGACGCGGGTAAATCATGGCAGCGGCGAAGAAGAAGACCCCGCAGACAAATTCTTTACCTCAAGCCGACCGCACTAAGCAATACGCTTTAGACGTTATTGAGGGCCGGATTATTGCAGGCCCTCACGTGCGTAACGCTTGCAGGCGGCATTTGCTTGACCTGGAGACCGGACACGAGCGCGGCCTATGGTTTGACGTTGAAGCCGCCGAGACAGCGTTTGAATTTTTTGAAACGGTTTTAATTCTCTCAGAGGGGCAATTTGACGGGGAGCCCTTCACTTTGCATGAGAGCCAAGCGTTTATTGTTGGCTCTATTTTCGGTTGGAAGCGCCAGGACGGAACAAGGCGGTTCCGCCGCGCATACATTGAGCAAGGCAAGGGCAACGGTAAGAGCCCGCTTGCCGCCGGCATTGGCATTATTGGGCTTTGCGCGGATCAGGAGGCAGGCGCTCAGATATATTCAGCCGCCGCAAAGCGCGATCAAGCCGCGATCCTGTTTAATGACGCGGTAAAGATGGTTAAGCATTCTCCCGCGCTGCTGAGGCGGTTACGGTTTTCCGGTGGCGAGGGGCGCGAGTTTAATATTGCCCATATCCAAAGCGGAAGTTTTTTCCGCCCGGTGTCCAAGGATACGGGGAAAACTGGCTCAGGACCCCGGCCTTACTTTGTACTGGTTGACGAAGTACACGAATTGCCAGACCGGAAAATTCTGGAAATGCTGGAGCGCGGCTTTAAATTCCGCCGTCAACCGCTGCTTTTTATGATTACCAATTCCGGATCAGACCGGAATTCAGTTGCTTGGGAGGAGCATGAGCACGCGGTAAAGGTTGCCGCCGGTAATCTTGAGGCAGTCAATGACCCGGCATTTTTGGGTGAGGTCATTGATGATTTTTCATTCAGCTACGTTTGCTCCCTGGATGCCGGGGATGATCCCCTGAATAACCCGGCTTGCTGGCCGAAAGCTAATCCGCTGCTTGGAACAACCATAACGCGGGAATATTTAGCCGAGGTTGTAGCACAGGGCAAAGCGATACCCGGACAGTTGAATGGAATTCTCCGGCTTCATTTCTGTATGTGGACTGATGCCGAGGTTGCTTGGATGACAAGAGCAACACTTGAGCCCCGGCTGTTTGATTTCGATATTAAGCAGCACCAAAAGAAACAGATTTTCATAGGTCTTGATCTTTCCCAAAGCCGGGACATAACCGCTTTGGGCGCAATCGTTGAGACCGGCAGGGATAGCAACAATAAAAAACTTTATGACGCTTGGGTTGAGGCTTGGACTCCTGGAGATACCTTGGAGGCCCGCGAGCTGAAAGACAAGCTCCCCTATAGCGTTTGGAAAGCTCAAGGGCATATCCATTGCCCTGCCGGCGAGAATATCAGCTATCTACACGTTGCTCAGCGGTTGGCCGAGTACAGCCGAGAGTATGACGTACAGTTGGTTGCTTATGATCGGTTTGCATTCAAGCGCTTTGAGGAAGATGTAGCCAATATCGGATTCAAAGCTGAGTTTGCCGAGCATCCCCAAGGCGGGATGAAGAAGGGCAAGCCCCTGGTTGAGAAAGGGGAAGGAATGTGGATGCCGGGTTCCGTCCGGCTCCTGGAGGACGCTTTACTTGAGGGCCGGATACGGATCAAGAAAAATCCAGTTCTAGTTTCCGCGATCATGAGCGCGGTGATTGAGCAAGATAATTGGGGCAATCATTGGCTCTCCAAAATCAGATCCATTAACAAAATTGACTGTGCTGTTGCTCTCTGTATGGCGATTGGCGCGGCCAATGTTGAGCGCAAGAAACAACCTGAATATCAAATGTTTTTCCTCGGGGTGAGTAAGCAATGAATAAATTGTACAGCCTGCTAACCGTCAAAAGTTTTGACGATGAGAAACGAATTATCAAGGGCATTGCTTCCACTCCGACTACAGACAGAGTGGGAGATATTGTTGAGCCGAAAGGCGCTCAATACAAATTGCCAATTCCATTACTTTGGCAGCATCAGCATGACGCGCCTATTGGCCATGTGACAAAAGTTGAATTGACTGATGAAGGGATTCAAATTGAAGCGCAGCTTCAAAAATATGATGAGCCAGGAGAATTGAAAAATCTTTTGGACAAGGCTTGGGGAATGATTAAGACCAAGCTAGTTCAGGGCATGTCTATAGGCTTTTCACCAATCGAATGGGCCGATATTAAGGGTAGCTTTGGCTCTCGCTTCACCAAATGGGATTGGTTGGAGCTTTCCGTTGTAACGATTCCCGCAAATTCCGAGGCGAGCATTCAGACAATTAAATCATTGCTTGAAAGCCCGACTCATAAACCCGCCGCGTCTGGCACTGTAAAACTTCCCGGCGTTACGGGACTTCCTAAAAAGGTTAATACCATGAACATTTCTGAACAAATCAAAAGTTTTGAAGCTACGCGTGCGGCAAAAACGGCGCGTATGACTGAAATTATGAAAAATGCTACCGATGCCGGTAGCACCCTGGACGCTGAACAGACTGAGGAATATGACGGTCTTTCGGTTGAGGTCAAACAGATTGATGGCCATTTGACCCGGCTGAGCGACCTGGACAAGCTGAATCAGACCAAAGCTCAGCCTGTCTCCCAGGTTACGACCGTTGCCGCCGGCTCTGAGGCCCGTGATTTTGTCACGGTGAAAAATACTCAGAAGCTTGAGCCCGGCATCCGCATGGCCCGAATTGCAAAATGCTTGGGCCTTGCAAAAGGAAACCTGCCGCAAGCAGAGGCTATTGCTATGGCGCGTTACAAGGATGATGAGCATGTTATCAGAATCCTCAAGACGGCAGTTGCCGCCGGCACGGTCTCTAACAGCACTTGGGCTGGAGCCCTGGTAGGCGATGAAACAAGCATCTTTGCTGATTTCGTTGAATACCTGAGACCGCAGACGATCATTGGCCGATTCGGCCAGGGCGGTATTCCGTCCTTGCGGCGCGTTCCCTTCCGGGTTGCCCTGGTTGGTCAGACTTCCGGCGGCGCGGGTTACTGGGTTGGTGAAGGCAAGCCTAAGCCCTTGACCAAGTTTGATTTCACGCGGACGACTCTTGAGCCGCTGAAGGTTGCGAATATCGCGGTACTGACTGAGGAAGTATTGCGCGATTCCAGCCCGAGCGCGGAAATGATTGTCCGTGATGAGCTGGTAAAGGCGCTTCAGTCCCGCTTGGACGTTGACTTTATCGACCCGGCCAAGGCGTCTGTCTCCGGTGTTTCGCCGGCATCGATCACTAACGGTATTGCAACGATTACCTCCTCGGGTACTGATGCCGATGACATACGCTCCGACCTTGCGAGCCTGTACGGCGTCTTTATCGCAGCCAACAATACCCCAACCACCGCAGTTCTCATCATGTCCTCAAGCGTTGCATTGCGCGTGAGCCTGATGATGAACGCTCTTGGACAGCCGGAATTCCCCGGCTTGGGCATCAACGGCGGCACCTTGAGCGGCCTGCCGGTCATTGTAAGTGAGCATGTTCCGAACTCCTCCAATGGTTCGTTTGTGTTCATGGTCAATGCTCAGGATATCTATTTGGGTGATGACGGCGGCTTTACTATCGACGTAAGCCGTGAAGCATCCCTCCAGATGGATGACGCTCCGACCAATAACGTAACGAGCCCGACCGCAACTCAGCTCGTATCACTGTGGCAGACCAATAGCGTAGGTTTCCGCGCAGAGCGGACTATTAATTGGGCTCGTCGCCGTGACTCGGCGGTTGCCGTGCTCGATGATGTTAATTGGGGTGAAGGTTCGTAAAACGGCCAGTTTCCGGGGCGGGCAACCGCCCCGGTTTTTAATGTGAGGTGAACCATGATCGTAGAAGTGATTAATCGGCCTTATCGCAAGTACAAGGTTGGAGAAAGATTCAGCCTCAAAGAGAAGCAGGCAAAGGTTTTGATTCTTGTGAAGCGGGTAAAAGAAATTTCCGAGCGTGAAGAAAAAAAGGAAGCCGCAAAAGAAAATATCCCGGCGAACATAGAGCAGCCGGTAAAGGCAAGGAGAGGCAGGAAACCGGGAAGCAAGAACAAGCCCAAGGGTGAATAATGAAAATTTTGGGGTTGACCATTGGTAGAAATAAACCAGTAGAGAAAACTACTGGCTCATTCGTCCCTGCCGGCGGCTGGTGGTCAATCGTCCGGGATTGGTATCAAGGGGCTTGGCAGAAGAATGATGAGATAAAAGTTGATACCGTGCTTGCTCAGCACGCGGTTTATTCCTGTATTACTCTAATCTCAAACGATATAGGCAAGCTCCGGCCTATGGTAGTTGAGCAAACTTCAGACGGGATTTGGGTAGAGACCAAGAATGAAAATCTGAGCCCTCTACTCAGAAAGCCAAACCGATTTCAAAACCGGATTCAGTTTATTCAATGGTGGATTATCTCCAAGCTCATTCATGGGAATACCTATGTTTTGAAAGCGCGGAACAATCGCGGCGTTGTTACTGCAATGTATATCCTAGACCCGTTACGGACTTGGCCGATGGTTGCCCCGGATGGTTCCGTTTTCTATCAGTTGAGTACGGATAACCTAGCGGGGATTCAAGTAACTGACAATAAACTCATGGTTCCGGCCAGTGAGATTATTCATGACCGGATGAACTGTTTGTTTCATCCCCTGGTTGGCGTGAGTCCATTGTATGCGGCTGGACGCTCCGCAAATTTGGCGCTCACGATTCTGAACAATTCAAGTAAGTTTTTCCAGAATGCGAGCAGGCCCAGCGGCTTAATTACCGCCCCCGGTAGTATCTCAGGCGACTCTGCAAAGGCTCTTAAAGAGCAGTGGGATAAAAACTTTAGCGGCGATAACTCGGGATCGGTTGCGGTAGTTGGCGACGGCCTGAAGTTCGATCCGATGAGAATGAATGCCGTTGATTCTCAGCTTATTGAGCAGTTGAAATGGAATTCAGAGGTTGTCTGTAGCACATTTCATGTTCCGCCGTACAAATTGGGCCTTGGCGCGCCCCCTGCAATTAATAACATTGAGGCGCTTAATCAAGAATATTACGGGCAGGCTCTCCAGATCCTTATTGAGGAAATGGAGGAATGTCTTGATTTTGGATTGGGACTTGATACTCCGATAGCGGGAAAGCAACTAGGCATTGAGCTTGATCTTGAGCCATTGCTGAGAATGGATACTCCTACCTTGATTGATACGATGGGGAAAGCCGTTACTAATTCCATAGTAACCACTGACGAAGCCCGCCGGAAATTAAATCTCCCGAAAGTGAAAGGCGGGGACGTTATTTGGAGACAGCAACAATATTATTCACTTGCCGCCCTCGATGAGCGCGACAGAAACAACCCTTTCCCTGAAAAACAACCCCCGACCCCTGACAATCCCCAGGATCAAACCGCGACTAATGAGAAATCATTGGCGGCGGCTTTGCCGATTATTCGGGGCTGGATTCAAAATTCTCAAAGGTGTCACTGATGAAAGACATAGAGGCATTGCTTACCGAGTTTCTTTCTGAGGTTGACCGGCGCTTTAAGGTGAACAAGGAAGAATCCATAAGCTATTTGAATGAGCAAATTAAGGCGCTAAATCTAAGAAATGGAGCTGATGGAAAAGACGGGCGCGACGGCAAGGACGGGCGCGATGGGAAAGATGGCCTGAATGGACAGCCAGGAGAACGGGGAGAAAAGGGCGATTCTGGATCTAGTTTTACTATCGAAGATGCAAAATCGATTATTAAGCCATTTATTTCTGAGTGGGCGTTGGATTTTGAGCGCAGAGCGCATGGCATATTACAAAATGCCATTGAAAAAATTCCCATTCCTAAAGATGGCAAGGATGGCCGCAATGGAGACGCCGGTAGAGATGGGAAAGATGGAACAAATGGAAAGGATGGAGAAAATGGGAAAGATGGCCTGAATCTTGAAGATTTTTCGGCGGAAATCAAAGAAGGCAGGAATTTGGTTATTTGTTTGAGCCGTGGCGAAGTTAAAAAAGAAGTTACTATAAAAATTCCATTTATTTTAGATAGGGGTGTTTATTCAGATATTAAATCTTACGAATCTGGTGACGCCGTTACCTACGGTGGCTCTCTCTGGATTGCGCAGAAAGATTTCCCGAAAGGCAAGCCAGGTGATTCACAGGATTGGCGACTTGCTGTTAAAAAAGGGCGGGATCTTAAATGAGCACGCTTGTCACGCTTGAGGAAGCTATGCGCCATCTCAGAATTGATACCGTTGATTCTGATGGTGATGATGATCTTGAGCTGAAAATTTTCTCAGCTTCACAGAGCATAGTTAAATATTTGCAGGACGGAGCAAGCCCTTTCATTGATAGCGATGGGGAAATCATTGTGGATTCTGAGGGCGAGTCAGTAGCACCCTACCCAATTAAAGCGGCCTGCTTAATCCTTGTGGGGTATCTCTACAAAAACAGGGATGAGAACAAGGATGAGGCTTTTGATTATGGCTATCTACCCAAGCCCGTTGTTGCTCTGCTGGCCCCCTACAGAACTCCGGTGATTGCGTGAGCCTATCCGCTGGACGTTTAAGGCATCGGCTGACGCTACAGAAACGGCAGTCCGATCAAGATTCCACCACTGGCGCGGCGGAGTTTAATTGGGCTGATGTAGCGCACGTGTGGGCGGCTGTTGAGCCGTTAAGCGTTAGAGAATTTGTCTCATCCAAATCTGAGCAAAGCGAAGTGACGGCCCGGATTGTTATTCGATACCGGCACGATGTGAACGGGCAAATGCGTTTTATACAGGGCAACAAGATATACAACATCATTGCTCCCCTGCCTGACCCTGATTCGGGCCGCGAGTATCTGACCCTTGCAGTAAGCGAGGGTGTTTCAAAGGGATGACAGAAATTTTTCTGTTGGCTCCAGGGCCAAGCGCAAACAAAGAAACCGCCGAAAAGATCAAGGCAACAGGCTGCAAGCTCGGGGTTGTGACTTCGGCGTTTGATTTAGCACCTTGGGCGGATTTCATAATTTCAGCGGATCGGGAATGGTGGCGGAAAAATCCGCAAGCCATGAGAGCAAATGCCCGCAAATTTTGCGCCTCTGAGCTAAGGGATACCGAAAGGATTAAATATGCCGCCGGCTCCAATAGCGGCGTTCTTGCCTTGGAAGTTTGCAAGCTGATTAAGGCTGAAACGGTTTATTTGTTCGGGTTCGATTTGCGCGGCAGTCATTTTTTTGGGCCTTACACAAACGGCCTAAAGAATACTTCTGAGGTAAGGCGGAAGATTCACATTATCCAGTTCAATGATTGGGCGCGATCAAACAAGAAAATCAAAGTTTATAACTGTACCAAAGGATCGGCTCTAACCTGCTTTGAGTTCAAAGACTATGAATTTTGATTTCAAAATAAGCGGGCTGGATGAAGTTATCCAGCGGATGAAGGATATTAAGGGTGAAATGGTTTCATCCGACATTAATATTGCCGCCGCTGCTGGCGCTGGCGTGATTAAGGACGCGGCTGTAATTAATGCCAAGCTCATTGATGATCCGGCAACCCCGGAAAAGATCCACGAAAACATAGCCATGAAGGTTAGGAAGGCTAGAGGCAATTCAGATGTTGTGATTGCAAAAGTTGGAGTTAGGGGCGGCTCCAAGTCAGGCAAGAAAGAACAGACCTCCAATCCTGGAGGCGATACCCGCCATTGGCGGCAGGTTGAATTTGGGAATTCAAAAACTCCGGCTCATCCTTTTATGAGGCGGGCTTTATCCGAGAACACAGAGAAAGCAACCGGCGCGGTTGTGGACTCTCTCAGACAGACGGTTGATAGGTTGTCCAAATAATGTTCCCTCCAATTTTCGCTATCGCTTCGGCTGATTCTTCAGTACAGGCCATCATTGGCGGCGGCGGTCCAGATGATCCCGTTAGGCTTTGGCCATTCGCTGAAGCCCCGCGAGATGAACAAGGGAATGTTGCTCACGGCGTACCCTATGCCGTTTGGCAGCTTATAACCGGAACTCCCGCAAACTATTTGGGAAATACCCCCGATGTGGATACATACGGGGTACAGATTGATTGTTATTCCGAATCCGTTTCCGTTTCGCGTGAGCTGGCGCAAGCCTTGAGGGATTGTTTAGAGCCTCATGGTTACGTTACTTCATGGAATGGAGAATGGAGGGATCAGCCTACCGGCTTATTCAGAATAACTTTCAGTATGGAATTTATAACCACAAGGACCGAATCTTAAACTTTGAGAGGTAATTTCAATGGCAATTAAAACCCAAGGGACTAATTTGTATTTGATTGACGGATCAAGCGTTCTAAATGCCGGTTGTGTTACGAGCATTTCCGGTATCACTGCCGCCAGGGATCAGATTGAGGTTACATGCCTTGATGATGATGCCCGGCATTATGTGGCGGGGCTGGTAACTCCTGGAGCCGCAAGCTTCACTATCAATTTTGATCCTTCCGATTCGACTCATCAAAACTTACATGATTTGTATGTTTCCGGCGAGCGGGTTAAGTGGGCGCTTGGGTGGTCTGAGAGTGATGACGCTCCGACCATTAACACGGATGGCACGTTTGATTATCCGACTACGCGTTCATTCCTGGAGTTTGACGGTTACATTTCTGATTTCCCGTTTGAATTCGGGTTGTCTGATGTAGTCAAGTCAACCGTAGCAATTCAAATGTCCGGCTTCCCGCTCTTTATTGCGGCCAGCTCATAACATGGCGACTAAAAAGACGAAGGCCGCAAAAGGAAAATCCATTGCCACCATTCAAGATTTTGTTTCCAAGGGCGGCGTTATCTCATCCAAGCCCGTGGTCAAAACCATTAAATGGGAGCATACGCTGAATGGTGAGCAAAGGGTTGATGAGTATGAGGTAGGAGTTATCCGGCCAGCCTTTGAGGAAATGGAAAAGATTATTTCCCTTATGGCATTGGATAAAAATAGCAGCCATACCCCGGACCTCATTTCAATGTGTATCAGGCTTGGGGAAAACTTTGATTCAACCCTTACCGTTGAACAAGCGCGGCGGCTTGAGCCCAATCTAGCCTTTGCCCTGGTTGACGCTATTAAATCCGTCAACAAGCTGGACGATGACGGAAAAAAATAACAGCCGCCGATGAGTTTTGGTGCGAGCTGGTATTGCATGGCATCGGCGGCAGAACGATTCAAGAGGCTAAATCAAATATCTCCTATGCCGAGGCCGTAACCTGGAAGCATTACATAGATAGGCGCGGCTCTCTGAATCTTGGGCGAAGACTTGAGGCCGGGGTTGCTTTGCTTGCTTTCCAGCAAAATAGAATCAATGGCGGGAAGGCCAAGCTTGAAGACTTCATGCCTCACGAGAAGGAAGAAACAACTTCCGATGGATCTATAAACGATCTAGCACGATTGCTTAAGGCAAAACCCACAAAAGCACGTAAACGCTTTACCCCGAGGAAGAAATGAGCAAAGGTCTTGGAGCGTTAACCCTCGATCTAATCGTACAATTTGGCGGCTTCATTGAGGGCTGGGATAAATCCGAGCGCGAGATGAAGAAGCGCACCCGAGAAATGAAGAAAGAGCTTCAGGATCTTGGGGAAGAATTTGAAAAATGGGGCAAGAGAGCCGTTCTTGCTACCGTTGCGGCAACTACCGCTATTGTTGTTCATACCGTTAAGGCAGCCAAAGAGCTTGGCAATTTGGCAGCGGAAGCAAACTCAACAGCGGAAGAATTCCAATATTATGCCTCTGGCGCTAAGCAGGTTGGAATTGAACAGGAAAAGCTAGGAGATATTTTCCAGGATACAAACAAATCACTTGGAGAGTTCTTGAGGACCGGCGGCGGTCCAATGAAGGATTTCTTTGAGCAGATTGCGCCAAAGATCGGAGTTACCGCAGATCAATTTAAGAACCTGTCAGGGCCGCAGGCGCTCCAACTCTTTTACAGTTCGCTTGATAGGGCTAACCTTTCTCAAGGCGAGACGGCGTTTTTCCTGGAAAAACTGGCGAATGGATCTTCTAAATTAATTCCTCTCTTAAAGGATGGCGGGGCAGGCTTCAAAGTATTTGGCGATGAAGCGCAAAGAGCAGGTAGTATTCTTGACTCCAAAACGCTTGAATCAGCAGACAAATTATCCGCTATTTTCTACCTAGCCGAAAATTCAGCTAAAGGGTTTACAAATCAAATTGCGGCGGGCTTGCTTCCGACTATTACCGATTTGAGCAGCCTTTTCATAGACCTCTCTCAGAACCAATCTCTTGCATCAGCAACCGCAGACGGCCTAGCAACTTCAATGAGAAGTGTTGCGGCTGTTTTGGTTGGTACTGTGGCTGCTG